TTTTTTTTTTTTTTTTTTTTTTTTTTTTTTTTTTTTTTTTTTTTTTTTTTTTTTTTTTTTTTTTTCTTGTTGGGGCTGTGTTACTTGCTACTCACATATCCCAAGCGGTCAGTACTTCTTTTCATTGCACGTCCATGCGGACGAGCGCCTCGATGGTATCACCGGACATTTTGGGTGCAATGTACTTCGAATTCCCTTTCTTATTGACGACTTTTCCGTCCTTTCCAACAAATGTCCAGCCCTCACAGTAGTCCAAACAACTCTGCGCTGACCGTTCATAAACGTCGAAAAGGGCATCATATGTCACGCCGTAGACTTCATCAAGAAAATCCGAAAAATCGGCAATCGTATGCTCCCGGGCGCCCTCCACTATTGCATGAACGCCATCACGGCCTCCCATCTCTTTGAGTTTTGTAGTTCTAACATCGAGATAGGGGCTATCGGACAATCTAGCGCTAGTAGCGAGAAGAAGATTCTTTAGACCGGGCACGTGTCGATGTTCATACGCAGCAGACAAATACTTACCTGCCATGTAGTCTCGATCATTGACTTGAGTATTCCTATTTGGCCTCAAGTTCAATTTTGCCAACACGCGCCCGAATTGTGGGACGGGAAGAGTACCAATGGTGCCTCGAATATACCGCTTCCGATAGAAAGTGGCATAATGACGATCCTTCTGAGGGACGACCTCAGCGACCATTCCAGTGTCGCTGAAGACTTTCTCAATCTCAGTCTTGAACTTAGAAACGTCACCGACGACATATCCCAGGTAATCATCCCCACCATGAACGTTCGTGGACTCCTCTATGCAGGCGCGCTCCAGCGCAGCTTGCATTAGTGCCATATGCGTGTACGAGTTGCCGGTAGTGGTCGTAGTCTCACCTGACCAACGCTCACCCTCGACTGTGGCGCAGATCCCATAACGGGTCCACACTCGCACCTTCACAGTACGCGCAAATTCGCGCACGAACCATTCTGGGGCTCCCAATTTCCAATAGAGCATAGCTTCATATTTCCTAAGCTCTTTTGGTTGACTTCCGTCGTTATTCTTCGCGTCGCTCTCCACAGGTAAGCCTTTTGCCTGCTCCATGATTTCACCCAACTCCTCCCCCTTCATCCCGCACGCGTACAGTGCGATATTGCCAGTATTCTTGGGGTTGGCCATTGAGAAAACACGTTTCAACCTGTTGTTTAGCTCCATCACAACAGGTCCAGTCAACGCATTGTACATGTCAGTTCCTTGGTAGACAATGCGCGGCTGGGACTTATGCTCCTTCAGGAGAACTTCTTGTTTCGCGAACACATGTTTTGTATCCATCTCACTGTTCCACTGATGCTCATCCAACGCCTCCAACAGCCTCTTAGCCTTACCGGGAGCACACTGGGCG